GCTTCATATCCAGCGTGACCGACTTGCGAGTCTTTAACAAATGCCAACGCCTCGGTAATTGTTTTACTGTTGCCGCCGTAGACTAGATCATAAATTAATGCATCTAAAATATAACCTGCATCCCGTTCGTATCTGGATACACTGTAGTTTGGAATATTTGCTGTATTATAGTTTACACTTAACCATGCAGTTGTTTCTTTCTGTATAAATGTTTTATTGGCAATTAACAGTTCCTTTGCATATCTGGCTGGATTTGAAAGGCCGGGCGGGTTAGGATATACCAATGCAGGTACTGCACTCAATCCGTTGTTAACAATACGAATAACGTTATCAAATGCAGTGGTCAACACACTAACCGCATCTGTATTGCCCGATACTGAGCCAATGGTTAACTGCTTGGCTCGGTTAAAACTTGAAATAATCTGCGGCTTTTCCGCAGCTATCACTTCAGCTGAGTATGTTCGTAAGTATGCAGTTCCAGCCGCTACACTTTGGTAGTTTGATCCAAATACCATATCAGCAACCGCTGCATCAAGTATTAGAGTGATATCTCGTTGCCATTTTGCCTGGTCATAACTAAAGCTGCTCGATTCGCCGAATGTGTAGTCAAGGTATGCAGTAACTTCAGCTTGAATAAATGCTTTGTTTAGAGTTAGAATTCTAGCAGCATTTGCATGATCGCCATAGTTCACCACTGGATAAATTGGTCTAGTAATATCGGTTAGATAATGCCTACCATATGTTGTAGTTTGATAAACAGTCCATCGTCCCGCAGCCACTGCTGCTAAATTAATAAATTCGTCATGCATTACTACAGTGAATGAACTAGCACCCACTGCGGTGATTAATCCTTCGGCAAACTTTGTAGATCCTGTTTGCGCAGCACGGAAGAAACCCCCGACCCACTGTGAGGAAGTAGTGCCGGCGGCAAGCGTAATAGTAACAGTTCCGGATAAAGCACTAGGAGTTGCTGTTGTGAATGTTGCAAGATTGCTACCTATGTAGTCAGTTAGTCGTAGGCCGTCAAATGTCTTGTCACGACGGAATTCCGATGCGACCCACGGGCTACCGCTAATACTGTTGAGTGGTCGAATAATTGCTCGTCTAAACTCATCTCCTACAACAGATGTGTTTGGAGGCAGTTTAATTGGAAAGTTTTCAGTATAAATTCCAGATTCAACAAAGATTGTAATTTGAGTAGCCTGTACCGCATCACCATAGCTTACTTTTTCACCAGGTATAAACGTGCCCGATACCGGAGCGACTACAAATATTTCATTATCAGCTGCCAGTACTGGATTAACGAATATGATTTTTGCCAATGCTTTGCTCACAGCGCCTTGTAAAAACAAACCAGGACGTAGGTCATTTTCAAAGTCAGTACGTAGACTCTTAACAAATAATGAAAGATTATAAATGCTACTGCCTTGGTCAATATAGGAAACAACCACAGCTTCAGACTGACCACCGTCATACGTTAACACTTTCTGATATGGACCCAGTTCTAATGGAGTTGCATTGATCACAGCTTCTGCTGCTTCACATCCACGTTGCACAGTTCTAAATGCATATGCCCATGCCCGACCGCGTTTATCGTCAGTTAGGTCTGCACGATAATCTGTACCCGAGGTTGATACAAAGAAATTAACAGTACTGATAAAACTGCTGTTATCAACGTATCTCTTAGTTGCTGCAATTAAACCATTGAAGTTTCTATCATCAGAAACGATAGGATCTCTATTCAATATCAGTGGACCTGTCATTTTGTTATCAGGGAAGGTCTCAGAATATCCGCTCTTTAACAATCCCGAACGTAAGTTCATCGCATCTTGTGGTTCTGTCGGGTTGCCAAGATTGTAAATTTTCTTGTTACCGGCATTTAAATCACCGCCCAACTGTGGAGTTGTATCAGTAATAATACTACTTCTAGTGTTGGTAATGACTAGGCTACCCGGAGTAGATGTTGAGCTGACGTTAATACCGCCCGAGCCTTCTATTCTAAGAAATTCTAATCCGGCTTCTGCTGCATTTACCGCAAGAATTTTTCCTGCTTGGTTGTTATATGCATCAGGACCATTTGGAACATCGTCAAGGTTTGTGAACTTTTGTCTGTCACCTAGACCTAATGATGTGTATAATTCTGTGAAATTAGCGTTGGTTTTTCTAAACGCTTCTCTGATGCTATCACCCGTAGCATCATTTCCTGTTGTACCGATATTAATTGGCAGTCTTGACATTGTATTACCCCGAGAAAGTATTCTTCTATCATTATTTAGCGGATTATTTTGTAAGCCGAATGTAAATACACTATGTTCATAAAAATAGAACAGGCCACTACAACATACACACGGACCAGTAAACTAGGTCGTGAACATGCGCACCAACGAACAAAGACTGTGTTGGTGTTTAGGTGTGATAATTGTGACGAAGAGTTCCGTAGAGATCAGAAATCAGTTGATCCAAAACGGATAAGCAACAACTACTTTCATGTCTGCATCAATTGCGATGCAAAGCGTTTCGCTCAGAAGAAGGGTGTAGAACGCAGGCTAGTGTGGGATATGTCAGTCAATAGCACAGCCGACATTAGTAGACTATAATAAACTACTAACATAAATAAATCACAAGGAGATTTCGATATGATCGGATTTATTAAAAAACTATTTGGTGCAACCCCAGCGGCACCTGTTGCTGAACCAGTACCATACAAGGTAGAAGCAGCACCTACGCCAGAAGCAGCACCTGTTCCGGTTGTAGAAGCAGTGGCACCAGTAGCTGCTCCTGTTGCCGCACCTAAGAAACCTCAGGCTAAAAGAGGCCCTGCAAAACAGCCGCAAGCACCTAAGGTAAAACTACCGCAGGAACCAAAGCCAGCGGGCACAAATAAAGGTCCTAGAAAACCTAAATCAAGGCCCGCAGTTTAATCGCTGTGCATGCAAGGCAAAACTAGCTAGGTTTTTGCCCTTCGACTCGCACATAATATCGTGTGAATCAAGAAAGCTCAGTGCCCATTCATTTGTTGCTGTATTCCAGTAAAAGTCTGAATGAGCTCTGAGTTTTTGCTTTTTGTAGCCTTCTAATAGTAGCTGTGCATGATCTGGCACAACACTATTGTTATGATCAATTAGATAGTCTTCACGACTAACACTATAATGCATAGTTGGGCGTATGCCGCGCCAACTATCCACAACACGCTTAACACGTTCATCGGTCGGCTGGATATATTCTCCTTCACGAATCCAATTATGATGTACGTCTAAGACAATAGGTTCAATATCACTAATAGATAAACAATCATTTAGGCCCCAGGCGTTTTCTTCGTTTTCGATTGTAATACAATTACGTGCTTCTACACTAAGACGTTTATGTGCTTCCCTAATGCCGTCTGGCCCACGTCGGCCAGAGATATGTACATTGATTTTAAAGTCTTGGAACGACTTGCCGTATCCCATCCAGCGTACCATATCTGCATGATATTCAAACTCCTCAATTGAACGTTCTACAATACCAGGGTTTTCGCTTGCCAGCACAGTAAACTGACCAGGATGCATAGACAACCTAACACCCCTCTCGCGAGCCAGAGCTCCCACGGCTCCAAATTCTCTTTCGCAATATTCTCTGGTAGCGGGGAGCCGCCAACACCAACTCCAATCACGCTGAGTGTACACAGGCAAGATATCGCTTGAGAGTCGTACCATTCTAAGATTTTCATCGAGTGAGCCCACCTTTTCAACGAGCTTGCGAGTAGCTTCGATGTTGCCTACCATTAGGTCCCATAACTTTTGTTCAGCTACTTCAGTCGTTTGTCTATTTAACCACGCAACAGTAGTTGAGCCTGTGTTAAGAGCCTTGCACTTGTCGGTGGATTTAATGCCCGCCACTTGATCGGGCCGGTCAATCCACTTGCATGCGAATCCCAGACGTTTTGTTACCATATTTTATCCATTTACAAGCAAACACATAAATATATTATACAACATTATTTAATAAAAGTCAACATGGCAAATACCAAACATCAAAATAAAAGAAAATTCCATACCGTTTATCAAACTACTAACCTGATGAACAATAAGATTTATGTAGGTGCTCATTCTACCGATGATTTAACTGACGATTATTGTGGATCCGGAACTAACATAAATCGTGCATTGGAGAAATACGGAAGATCTTCTTTTAAAAAAGATATATTATATG